ATGCGACAACCACGCGGAGTCCCTACCGGCAGCCTCTACCAGGAAAGCTCAGGCAGGTGGAGATTCTCTATCACCATCGGCTACAGCGGTCAGGGAAAGCAAATCCGTAAAACCGTCTCAGCTAAAACCAAGTCAGCCTGCATTAGGAAGCGGAACAAGTTATTAAAAGATCTAGAGGAGGGGATTGGAAAACCGCCAAAATACGTTGACTTCTACAAAAACACGTGGCACCCCGACTATAGCGTCAACAAGAACCCCTCAACTATCAAACAAGACGCTGCACTGCATCGAAACTATATCCTGCCGTTCATTGGCGAATATCGCCTTGATGAGATCAGCACCAGCGACATTCGATCAATCGTAGACCGAGCGCATAAGGTTTCGGCTAACGTCGCCTCTACCGTCTATGCCGCTATCAACAGATGCCTACACAGGGCATTTATTGAAGGTCTTGTGAATCGGAATATCTGTGCCTTAACGCCTGCGCCGAAAGTGAAAGTTACGCCACGCACCACCCTCACGCTGGAGGAGGTGCGGAAGCTTATCAGCTACGCCTCGTCCGGCAGCTCCCCCTACGGATCAATGGCAATCGCGTTCGTTACCATGGGGCTGCGCATGGGGGAAATGCTGGGGATGGAGTGGGAGCGGGTAGACCTCCAAAATGGTGTCATGGACGTGTCATGGCAGCTGAAAGGAATTAACAGGTTGCATGGCAGGGACTGCGGCTGCCCCAACGGTGCAAAATCGGACACGTGCCCACGTGCCGTTGAAAATTTTGATGCTTATGATGAGGTTGAGCGGATCGGCGATAGTCATGTGGGTCTGGTGCGTCCCAAGTCGGAATCTGGCATGAGAATCGTTCCCATCCCGCGTCTACTTTTGAGCATGCTTCGGGAAGAGGCAAAAACGGCAACGTGCCGGTGGGTGTGGCATTTTCCCAATGGTAGTCCACTGAGTCCGAAGGGTGCCCGTGCGCGGTGGTATGCCATCCTCGATGGGGCCGGTGTTCGCCGTGTTGTTCCCCACGTTGCACGCCACACTGCCATCACGATGATGGTTGAGATGGGGATTCCCTCGGAGGTCATTATGATGATCGCGGGGCATGCGGGGGCGAGATCCACACAGCATTACGTGCATCTAACTCAGGGGATGATCAACAGTGTCTCGGACAAGTTTTCAGACAAGGTTGGTGGCTTGCCCTGTTTGGATGCCTGAGATAAACGCGAGCACGGCGGTGACTTCTGATGGTGTCAGGGTATCGACGACAGCGTGCAGGTCATCACGTGTGGCTTTTGTAGTCGGGGCGCGTTTCATGCCGGCTGCCACGAGGATGTTATCTGGTGATGCCCCGACTGCTTTTGCGCATTTGACGAGGTTGAGCGATGTTGGTCTGGTTTCAATGAGTTCGCCGTTTGTCTTTTTCCAGCCGCATTCGATTTGTCGCCAGCGTGATTCTGAGATCCCTGCGCGTTTTGCCGCGTCGCGTTTTGATAATCCTTTTTGCTCTCGGGCTGCCTGTAGCAGGCGGCCCGCTGGCCATTGGTAAATCGGTGATTCGGTCATGCCGACTCCTGGTTGGGGGGGGGTAAAGGTGGGGTTGATTAAATCATAACGCAGGGTGCGCACTGGCGCGCACCCCCATTGTGCCCTATGGACACCCCATTGGGGAAGGTGGTGACATTTGCGAGTTGAAATTGCAGCGCAAAATATGTAAAGTGCAGATAGTACGCAAATAGTACGCACGAAAGGAACACGTATGACAACTGCGATCGCGCCGCAACGCATCGCATACACACCCGATCAAGCTGCAGAGGCTGTCGGGGTGTCAAAAAAGACAATCATGTTGTGGATGAACTCAGGAAAGCTCACCGGATACCGGCATGGGCACCGCACCATCCTCATCACGGCAGATGATCTTCTCGATGCTGTGACAAGCGCCCCCGAGTACACAGAATAAAAAAATGCCCTCTCAATTCCGCAAAATGTATGAGAGGGCTGCCAAGATTCTCAGTAAAGGAACACGAAAACCATGACTCCGAAAGAATATCACACTCCTGGCCCAAAGTCACCCCAGCGACTGGCGCGCCTCGTCATGCAGAAAGCGGTTCTCAAGCTCCTCGTCGGAGTAAACAAGGAAGAACAGGCGGAACTTGCAAATACCCTCGGGAAAGGTGAGTCATTGGCCGTCACAAATGAGCGCGGGGTAAAGATCGGCACCGTCAGCAAGTCATTCCCCAAAGTGGGGGCAAAAATCAATTCTCTTGACCTGGCAATGGCCGATTTTGATGTCGAAGAAATCGAAATGTACGTCGATCAGCGTGACTATGGTCGGATTCTCGATGTGGTCGCTGAATATGCCCCAGAGCTGCTGAAATGGCGGCCAACTGAGGTTGCTTACAATCGCCGTGCAACTGAAGTTGTGAAAAAGTGGGAGGCCACAGGGGAGGTTATGCCCGGGTGGGAGATCACTGAAAAAGATGGCATTTGCACCGTCCGCCCTAACACTGTTGCGACTGAAGCGGCTGAGGCCATGGTCGGTTCTCTAACCGGCGTTCTCGCCATCGAGGATGAGACAAAGGGTGAGATCAATGGCTAACTTTGTGACCCGCAAGCCGACTGGCCGCCCATCTTTCCCGATCATCCTGCTGGCCGGTGTCGAGGGAAGCGGTAAAACGTGGGCTGCTGTGGAGGCCACAGGGCTCCCCCTGATCGACCGCGCCTTTTTCATTGAGGTGGGGGAGCGTATGGCTGATGAGTATGGCGCGGTACCGGGTGCCGATTTTGAAATCATTGAGCACAATGGAACCTTCAACGACATCCTTGCGGCGGTGCGCTGGGCTGGCGCACAGGAACCGGCTGAGGGGAAAGCGAATCTCCTGATCATCGACTCGATGACGGAGGTGTGGACACTCCTGCAGGATGAGGTGCAGATCATCGCGAATAATCGCAGAAATGCGCGCCGTGACGCTAACGGGGACGCGCAGATCACTATGGATCTGTGGAACGTGGCGAAAGATCGCCACGCGACGCTGCTGAACGCGGTTAGGGCATTCCGCGGGCCGTCGATCCTCACTTCACGGCTTGATAACGTCACGCTCATGGATGGTGGCAAACCCACTGGTGAGAAAACGTGGAAGGTGAAAGCTGAGAAGAACCTGCCGTACCATGCTCAGGCTGTTGTTCAGGCGCGACAGCCCCGCGTGTGGACTCTCACCAAGGTTGCATCCACGAAGCTGCAGCTTTCCCCCGGTGGGGAGATGCCCATCGATGGCTTCACTGTCGGCAAGCTACTGACCGGCATGGGGATTGATGCAGCAGCCGACAAATCCACTTTTGTGGCGCCGGTCGCGGATATCCGTGAGGAATGCAACCGCCTCCTCGATGCCCGTGACATGGATGGCCTGGGCCGACTGTGGAGGATCTGTAACGAAGCTGGGGATGAGGAGGGGAAGCAGCTGGCGGCAGCGGCGGGTAAGAAGTGCCGCGCAATCCTCAATCAGCAGCAGGCTGGTGAGGGCCGCCCGGAATCACAGACACGCCAGCAAACCGACCCTGCTGGAAACCCGCTTCCATCAGATGGTGTCGCAGCCGTAGGCGAGGTCATCGAGGGTGAGCTAATCCCACTTCGGTAGTGGGGATAGGCTTACTGACCAACCATCGGGAGGCCTTAATCTGGCCTCCCGATTTTCTTTTGCACGCCCACCGCAATGGGTGAGAGGAACACGAAAAAAATGAGCAGGAAAAGTAAAGATGTGATCATGTGGACGACGTGCGACCAGTGTGTTTCGTCTGATGGCCGTCCGAAACGTTTGTATGATACGCGGGCTGATGCACGTCATGCGCGTCGCCAGACACCCGCAGATGTGGGGGTCTATAAGTGCCCCACGGGCAGGGGGTTTCACCTCGGGCATCGCCCTTGGTGGTCACGTCAGGGGGTCGAAAATCATGGCTAAACGCGAATTAAATATTCCCCCTGCTGCGCGGGCTACTGTGCTTGCCCGGAGCGGATTTAGATGCGAGGCATGTGTGCCCGAGGCTGGTTGCGCTGGACGTGTTGGAGCCTTGCATCATCGCCTTTTCCGATCCCGAGGAGGCGGTCATGACGTGTGGAATCTGGTGGGGATTTGTGTGCCCTGCCACTTGTGGATTCACGCGAATGATCGTGCAGCGAAGCGCTACGGGCTATCAGTGTCGCGGCATTGTGATGCACCCGAGTCGGTTCCGGTGCTGCGTCGCGGAGAAATGGTGGTCTATGACGCTAATGGCGGCTGGGAGGTGCAGCGATGATCACGCTCAGGCATGGGCCGCGGTTGGAGGATCGATTCACGATGATCTCCAACGATGTTTTTCAACGCGCCGATCTGTCTTTCCGCGCTAAGGCGATCTACGGCTACCTGATGTCGTGCCGGTCTGGGTGGCAGCTGACCCGTGACCGGATCGCTGAGGCACTGGAGGTGTCCGCTGGCACTATCAGGCGTGCTCTGGAGGAGCTGGAGGACGCGGGGTATCTCGTGCGCTCTCAATCCAAGGGGCCCGATGGTCGATTCAACGCTGTGGAATACACGATCTTTTCGGAGCCTGTACCGGGGTCGCGTGTACCACGAAAAGCGGGAAAACCTGCCGATACCGTGTGTACAAATATGGACACCGGTGGTGACCAGCAGAAACAGGGTGAAGTTGCAGGTGGCACCGTGTGTACAAATTTGAGCAACGGTGATGAGCAGCAAGAAGGGGATGTTTCCGCAGGTCAAACCGAGTGTACAAATTTGACCCCCTTAATAAGAACAATAAAAACTAAAAAAAATCCCCCGAAACCCCCTACGGGTGTTTCTGCCCCCAAGGGGGGCGACGAGCCGACTGGGGAGCTAGCCGTGATCGAGCCATCCACCCCAGTGGTACCGGCTAAGGCTGCCACCGTGGCGAGCCGCGGCTGCTTCCTCCCTGAGGGGTGGGAGCCTGACCGTCAGGTGATCGATGCGATGCAGGAAGAGTTCCCACATCTCAATCTGTGGCAGGAGCATCTGGTGTTTGTTGATTATTGGCGTGGGGTGTCTGGTGCTCGTGGACGCAAACGCGATTGGAACGCCACGTGGCGGAATTGGATCCGCAAGGCTGGAAAACAGCCCAGTCGCTACAGCTCAGGCCACCACGGCGGTACACGGGCCGGATTGCAGGGGGCTGACGCTCGTGCAGCAACCCTCGTGCAGATGATGAACGAAATCACGGCAGAGAACGGGCTATGAGCAACTTCACCCAAGAACATGTTCAAACGGCGACCGAGCTGATCGGCAGACTCGCAGCCTACGATTCGACCGCACCAGCCCCATCAAAAATCGTGCTCACAGAATGGGCATCCGCTATTGCGCGTAGTGACTACACCCGTGAGGAGCTGATCGAGGCACTGCAGCGTCGCTTCATGCGCGATGGTGAGCCCCCTCGGATGAAGTTGGCAGCGATCTTCGCGGAGGCGAAGCGTATGCGCCTCGATAAGCCGGTGCGTGGGGAAATCGCTGCACCGCAACCTGCACGGCTGCTGGGTGACGACTTGCACGCTGACGCTTACCGGTTTGCGATCAAGGTGCACTGCACCACCTGCGGGGCGGTGGCAGGTGCCCCGTGTGCCGAGCATGGCGAGACCCGGAGGATTCCCCACATGAAGCGCATGGCGCTAGGTGGAAAACTCCACTGCCATGCGCATCAATAGTGGGTTTTACTCGTGGGCTTCCCTACCTGTGGCAGCCCACGAAAACACACGCTGATCAGTGCAAAATGCAACTATGGTAAAAATGACTTTACAAAATGCACTATGCGTACTAAATTGGGGTGTGTCACGATCCGCCGCAACGGATCAAAAACCGAAAAGGAACACGAAATGACAAAAGAAGAAGAAAAAGACCTCACTGCCCTAGCGGTCGCCGTTGATGTTTGCGAAGGGGAACGCTTACGCAAAATTGCCGAATGGGCCTACAACGCATCCGCTGTCTTTGTGGGAGTTGCAGCTTTTTACCTCGTCCTCATGATGGTCGCGATGTGGAGCTAAGCATGACGAAAGAAAGCTTCACCCTCGACGACCACGACTATTGCCAACGCCTCGTTGATCGTTATCTCGACGGACATCGGCCAGAATCGTTCGACGGGCTACTAGTCGCCGCAATGATGAAAGCCGGTGGCCCGCAGCTAGTCAGAATCGCGCCAGCATTCCCCGTTCTCTCATCAATCGTCTACAGCGCCCGCATCGACCTGGAGAAAAAGAACTAATGGCTTATATCGCTATCGTCGGCAACCTCGGCAAAGACCCTGAACTTAAGCAATCCCAGAATGGTGGGAAGTGCTATACAAAATTCTCTGTGAGCTGGTCGGAGCGCCAAAAGGACGCTAACGGCAATTTCTTTGATGGTCCCACAGTGTGGATTCAATGCACCGCATTTGGTCGCGTCGCTGAGAATCTAGCGAACTCCCTAGCGAAGGGTGATCGTGTGATCGTCACCGGAAATATGCGCCTCGAAGAATGGCAGTCCAATCATGGGCCATCACAGGTCATGACCATGATGGTCGATGCGGTTGGCCCTGATCTCACCTTCGCTACCGCGCAGGTGATGCGGAACGGAGGCAATGGCAGCTCCGGTAATCGTTCGAACACTTTTGGCAATTCTGACGAATGGCCGGGCCAGCAGGGTCAGGCTGGTGGGCAGCGCAATAGCTCGTGGAGTGGTGCCTCAGCTGCTAGTTCTACGGGAGCTGTTGAGCCGCCGTTCTAGTGGCGTACGCCGCAAAAAGGGGTACTTGTTCGCACTAGTGTTCTAAAATATGTGGAATCGATCGAACCAATCAGGGAGGACACCGCCGTGCAAGCAATCGCAACCCACTTTGAGGATCCACAAGACGGCTTCCAATGCATCGTGCTCACCACCGAGCACGGTGAAACGGATCTCACAAAAGCCGAGGCCATAGCGCTAATACGCCAGCTAGAGGCCTCGATAAAATTCTTCACCTAAACCATAGAAAAACGGCATGACATCACGATTCAAAACCCAAAAAACCCCACACCCGGTTTGGGCCGTGCCATGCCACAGAAAACCCAAGCAGTTCACGAACCCTCGCATCGGATCACCACAGGCAGAAGCCGCTAAACGCGCCTGCAGAGCCTGCCCAATCCTCACGAAATGCGCCAAAGACGCACTTCACACTGGCGACTCCCTCGACCGGAATTTCACGCGACCAGCCACCGGAGTGATCCAAGCGGGGGTTCTCTGCACAGGGGATGTGTGGACGGCTCAGCAGCTCGCAGAAATAGCGGGTGTGCCAGTCCCTACATATCATGACCATATTGAAAGGCCAAAAATCGGTGACCAGTGCAAATCATGCGGAAAGCCGATGGGGGCTTGGAGCCGCAACCCGGAGGAGTCTTTGCCCGAGGGGTGGGTCATGCATTACGCACGAGGCTATTGCACCAACTGCCGAAGTGACTATAAAGCTTCCTTATCCGAGCCCGCCACTGTCGATGAATCAGGGCGGACAGACACCCGGGGCGCGGATGGCAAAGGCAAAAAAGATCAAGGCGATCCGGGAAACTGTGGCCTCCCTGGCGGCCACAGCCCACATCGCCACCAGCAATCGCTTTTCTAGGATTCAGCTGCACTACGTGCCCCGCGATAACCGACGTCGCGACACTGACAACCTCGTCTCCACACTAAAGCCAATCTGTGATGGCCTCGTCGAATACGGCCTCGTTCAGGATGACACCCCCCAGTTCATGGAAAAACCTGAACCAATCATTTACCGCCACACCAAAGGCATTGACACTGGCCTTTGGGTGACAATCACGACATGGAAGGAATATCCCGATGAGCTTCTCAATCTCCCCTCGTCGCCTTTTACTCGATCTGATCGATAGCCGCATCTCCCGCTCCATAGCAAGGGAGAACCCATGCACTGTGCCTTACACGGCGGATTCAACCGAGCTATGCCCACGACGCGCACACACCACCGACATGGGGGCCGATCTCATGAACGGCACTGGGAAGCGCATTGTGATCTTCCCCGGCAAAACTGCAAAAATCGGCACCGGTGTACGCATGGCAATCCCAGACGGATATGGCGGCTACCTGCATATTCGCTCATCGCTCGGAGCAAAGCGCGGCCTCGTTCTTGCTAACTCCACTGGTGTAATCGACGCAGACTACCGCGGGGAGATCATCGCCGTGGTGCGGAACACCGGCGAAAAGACTGTGATGATCGAACCGGGGGAACGCTTCTGCCAAATCGTGATCCACAAGCTACCGCGAGTGCTCTTCTGCCGTCAATCGGAACCGCTGTCAGCAACAAGCCGCGGCGACAGCGGCTTCGGGTCTACAGGACGCAAATAGTGGCCAAAAGTTACTTTCCGCAGCTCAGGGAGTCAATCTGGCGGGCTATCTGCGCTGGTATCACCGACGCGATAGAGCAAGGGGAGGATGACCCTGCCGGTTGGATCTGGGAGCGTCTGGAGAACCGCGACCTTCTCCCCACTCGTGTGGTGCTGGATGATCGGATGTTCCCCAAGACCGTCAAAGCTGCAATCTTGAATATCGGGGCGGGTACGCACCAGCTAGCCGGCTCAAGCAGTGGGGTGGAGCGTGTAATCGCCGATGGATACGCCGCCCGTGGCGATGATGGCGTGGTGCGCCTGACCCGTACGGGGCGCGCTATCGAGTTCTTCCTCACCCACAAAATGTAAAATCGACTTTACAAAATAGACCAGTGCGCGCTATAGTTAGTGCGTACGGCACCGCCGCAACGGTGCAAAGTTGGACACAACCAGTAAAGGAACACACAATGAGTGACCCATACGACCGCCACAACGACCTCATGACAGATCGATACTTCGGCTTTGATGACGAGGGCGACGACATCGAGGATGACAGCTGGGAAGCAGATGCCTACGACCGCTACCACAAGCGGTAGGCGAATGGCCAAAGACCACGAACCCACCCTCTTTGCAGAGGGTGGGGACATTGAAGAGCTGCACCCATCAGAACGCGCCTACTACGCACAAATAGCTGTGCACCGTAACTGGCACAGGGCTGCGGACTCCGCCATGAAATACCTTGCACGCACACACCGCCGATTTTCTGCTGATGACCTCCGTGATCTCCTTGGTGATTGCGAACCCACAGACCCGAACGCCATTGGCGGACTGTTTTATTCATGGTCACGGCAGGGGCTTATTCGAAAAGTAGGTTATGGCTGCTCACGTGGGGCAAAACGCCATGGTGGAGTTAGGGCCGAGTGGGTCGGTGTACACAATAACGAGGAGAATGATGTCTAAAACTATTACCGAGAGTGAGCTAAAAAGGCTGCTTGCTAAGGAGCCGGATACTGAGCTGAAAAAGAAACTACTTGCCATGATGAAACCCGAGGTCACGGATCTTGATCATTTTCATGCCAATGCGCAGCGTGTTGTTGATTTGATGGCGGAGTCGCTGGGTAAGAAAAAAATCTTTTTGAAAAAGGATTGTAAGACATATGCCCCGCACTTTGGGGTGCGTTTCAAATCGGGAAAATTTTATGCTGGTTTTTATGCCAGTTTTGATTTTCAAGATCAGCAGCGCATTGAAATTAATCACATTTCCGGCGGGTATTCGGCTGTGGAAATTCGTGTGGATAAAGACAATCCCCGGATTGCGATTGACCTGATGCTCATGGCTATAGGTCGCCTGAACGGCGATCAAAATGACTAAAACGGTTATGGTGCTAGCTAGGGTCTAAACGTTACTACTTTTAAGGGTGTTTGTGTGGGATAACCTGCACAAACACCCTATCTGTAAAAATAACTTTACAAATAGCACTATGTGTACTACAGTTACCAATGTGAGCAACACAAAGGGGGCCGCAACCCCCCAATAGCTCACACCGGCTACCGCAATAGCCAACAAATGACAGTAAAGGAACACGACATGCGTAAAGCATACGAAGGCAAGCACCGTGCAACAGGGCTGCCACACCAAATCACAGTCGCAGAACTCCTCCAGCGTGAGGGGCGGAAATAATGAAAGACCTCACGCTCGACGAAGCCGCCTGCCACTACATTATCGACCCAAACCGGCTCGACAAGGCACGTATCAACGGTGACATTGACTGGACACGCACTACTGCAACCGACAAATTCGGCAAAACTTTCTACGAATACCGATTCAGTGATCGTGACCTGATCGAGTGGATCAGCTCCGGGCAACCAGTCGATGGGATCGAGATCATCGACCATAAGAAACACGAGCTGGAATTACTCACTGACCACTACAACGGTGACATCGGAAAAGCTATCGAACGGTGGAACGACTCGCGGAAACACCGACTTAAAGAAGCACGTGAAGTATCCGAGGTGAATCTTTCCGATCTCCCAGAGGAAGAATGGGAGGCCTGCAAAGGCATGTGGGGGCGTGGAAAAGGTATCGGTGGGGATGTTTTTGAGGGGATCATTTTTGATTTTGACGAAGACGGCGCGTATGTGCTCTTGCCTAGGTTGGGGTTTGCTCGCTGGATGGCCCCTGATCAGCTGACCCTTTTGCCTGATCACCAACGCGCTTTCAGCCCTGATGGTGGACCAATCAAGGTTGATCCTGGCCAGTGGGAGAAAACCCGGGGCATGGAGGAAGAATTCGACCGGATCAAAAAGGCAGAGAAGTAAGAAAATGAATATTTCTATTTACTCATGCAATGAGAAGATGGCGGCATTCGTGCGGGGAGAAATGATCTACCTCGACGTACGCGATCTGCCGGATCCTAGCCCCATAGTGCAAGACCTTTTTGGTACTGATCCACGGGTGTGGGAAGCGATGGTCGCCGAGGATGAACAACTAGTTATGCGCAAGGCTATCACCGCCGCCGTATGGGCACTGACGAATAAAACGCTGTGTGTTTTTTGTGAAGGTGGGTGGCATCGAAGTGTTGCGATTGTTGAGAAAGCGGCTGAGATGCTGCGGCGCATGGATGATAGCGGCTTTATCAAGGTTGATGTGATTCATATGGAGACGAAAAAATGACTAAACCATTAACCGTTCTCAAAACCGTTGAGGATGTTGATAATGCCCCGGATGGGACGGTTGTTGAAACAACGTCAGGGGCGATTTTTGCGATCGTAACGCAGTCAATGAAGGGCTACGTCAAGAAGCGCCTCCCGGCTCGTGTGTTGCGCTGGGGTGAGGATCTCTACCCCACGGTTTTTGAGCGGGTCTTGAAGTCTTTGGCCCAGATGAAGCCTGCCGAGCGAGAGAATTGCCACATGGCGCAATGTCATGTGATCGGGCACTCAGAACCTTTTGTTTTATTCAGGATTGATGATGGTGAACGCACTGCGCAGCTTATTTCAAAGTCGGGAAAGCTGATCTTCCCTAATCTGGACGAGGTTATTCCGTTTTTGGATTTGCCTCGCCTTGTGTGGCCTGGGAAAGAACCTCAGGAAACGCCCGTGGTGAGCGAATGGGTGGGGCGTGAGCTCCGCACAGTGCAGGATTTCGAGGATGCACCAGTAAGCACTGTCGTGGTGGATTCGGATGAAGAAGGTAGAGACATAGCTCACAAAGTGTCGGGCAATATTTGGAGGTACCTACATAGTGGTTACTCAAACAAAGAAATGGCCGACCTATTTGGATCTCGCCCGTTCACGGTGATAGCGGTGGCGGACAATGCCTAAATACGTAAGAAATTCAGAAGTTGTTGAGGCTGTTCAGTTCACGAAAAATATCTCTAGCCTGGAGCTTCTGTCCACGTTCCTTGTGGGGCAGTGTGCCAGCCTCGTTGGACACAAGGAGCATGGTATGTGCTTGGAAATTGAGACTCTTAAGGGGACGGTGCAGGCCACCCCTGGGGATTGGATTGTTAAGGGTGTGCAGGGTGAGTTTTACCCCGTGCAAGCGGATATTTTCGCGCAGACCTACGAAGAGGTGGAGCCATGAGCCGGGTGAGAGTTCGTCGCATTAGCCAGCGCGTGCGGAATCAACTGCCGTGGGTAGCCGTAAATGAAGATGGGCGATGGCTGGGGAACTTCACGTCGTGGCGTGAGGCGATGGACTACGCGGATGAACAGGCCCGCACCGTGGAAGTTGTGTTGCCCAGAATCGATGAGCATGAAGCCTACATCGATGGATACGTGGGGGCCTTTGAATCCGATGATGGGTATGTCGTTTACTGCCGCGACGAGGACATCATCATCCCCCACAGGTATCTAAAGCCCCTCGCATTGGCGCTTTATTCAGCACACGTTAAGGAGAACAAATGACCCCAGAAGAAGCCCGTGAGCTGCTGAAGGGCACCACGCCCGGCCCGTGGGAGGCTGATAGCTACACATACCAGCTAGCCGGTTGCCCAGAAGCTACGGATTTTTGGGTTAGTAGCGAAAGCTCATTCATTGCCCAAAATGACAATCTGATAGGTGATGAAAGGGTCTCAGCGGCCGGGAATAATTTTGACCTCATTGCCGCCGCCCCTGATCTTGCAGAGATCGTCGCTGGGATGACCCTGGAATACGCGGTGCAGGTGCAGTCTAGTAGCGGTGAGTGGTATTACCTCAACGAGCACGGAGATTGGACGATTATCCCCCACCTTGCGAGGTGGTTCTGGTTGCCCCAGGACGCTCACGTACTCATCCCTCATTCGCAAAGAGAAAAATTCCGCATCGTACGCAGGTACGTTACTGATGTGGAAGGGGTGGAGGAAGCATGACCTCGCTTGCTGATATGACACCCGCGCAGCGCCTAGGGTGCGTCGGGATGTGGTGCGATTACGATGTGTCGGATGATGAAAGCCCGGATCTGTATGGGGCCGGGGTTATTTGTCGCGATGTGTCCGAATACGGTTTTGATGAACTCACATTTGAGATTAAAGACCCCCGCTGGGTTGGCCTGGTGGATGCCCCAGCCACCGCTGTCACTCCACGCCCTGACCTGCCGAGGGCTTGGACACCACAGGGCAACCCGGTGCCGGGTGAATGGGTGGAGGAAACCGTGGAAATGCCGGGATTATTCGGCAATGAATACATTGGCGCGCCAGCCACACGGCGCGTATACATCATGGAAGGGGAGATGGAATGAGTACTTTAGCTGATCTCACCCCAGAACAACTCGATGATTCACGCGGCATGTGGGTGGAATCGAATACCGGGACACTCGGTATCATCCGCAAAACGCTGTATTCCGCGAAACGCCGCAGTTTGTTGGTGCAGGTGCTGTGGCCAGTATTCGATAATGCTGGGGGTGGGCACACGCACTTTACCCCACTCGACATACTCACTCTACGGGATGACCTTCCCCGCGCATGGGGCACAGACGGAAAGCCTGTGGAATGACCAACTTTGACACCGCCGTACGCATCATCGAAAACGCCTACAGCCCTGCGGAGGCAGCGCAGAAGCTTGCAGACCGCGGCCTACTCGTAGATGACTACCACAGTATTGACGAGCTATACGACTACAGATGCGCCTACAATGCCCTGATATTCAACCAGCGGGCAAAAAGCGGGATATATAGTGTGCACAAGTCTATACGTCACAGTGACGGCGAGCTGTGCTTTGGTGGCGGCTGGTTCATTGTCTCGGCTGATATTCCCGGTGGGCAGGTCACCAACCATTACCCCCTGAGTAAATGGGGCATGTTCAACGTCCCTGAGTTTGTGAAAGCGGCACCGTGGGATGGACACACCCCACAAATCGCACTGCAACGACTCGAAAAACTCGCACGCTAGATAAGCAATACAAGTAAGCCCCTGACCGCCACGTCGGGGGCTTACCCTTATCATCTCACCACCTCATGGAGCGCAATCATGATACAAGCCCCCTCATGGGTTCTCCCACACCTCCTCTGCTACGGACTATCTCACACCAGAACAAACCTCAGCAGGATCATCAACCTGATCAAAGAGTCATGGTGCGTGATCCCACGAAACACCCAGCTTGACATCGCCGCGATCATCGAGAATGAACTCCGCATCTACAACACCAACGGGGGGTTAGCGTTCCTCCCAGCTGTGGACTTTCCCGAGCTTGTGGAGTTGCGGGAGTGGATCTCAACGCAAAACACATAGTGTAAAATCGTTTTTACACGAGCAGTAAAGGAACACACATGATCAACGTCTACACCGTGCGCCGCACCCACGAAATGCAGGCAGAAAACCTCACCGACCTCACCGAAAAACTAGGCATCACCAAAGCTGACCCCACACCCGATGAGATCATCGAGGCAGTCGCCGAGCAGTGGGGCACACGTCCCCTCACCATCCGAATCACAGGACTGGACGACCACCCTAAAGTGCAGAAACTCGTCGCGTTGGAAGCACAGATCAACAGCCTGCTGGAACGAGTGAACGATCTGCGTGATGAGCGTGACCTCCTCATCCACGATGTTGTGACCTCTCGTATCTTGTCGCAGTCTGAGGTGGGGGAGAAGCTGGGGCAATCCCGTCAGCGGATCCGCTACTCTTTGAATCGTGCCGCCTCACTGTAGGCACTTATTTTTCCCTCTTTTACCCCTCTCTTTCTAGGAGTGTTTACCACTATGAAGCGTTTAGTCGCTGTCGCCTGTACCGTCGCTGTTCTCGCCACCGCATGCGGGCGTGAAGGTGACAATAGTCCAGCAGAAGCACCGTCTATACCCGCATACCACACAAATGAGTACGTTGCAGCACCATCAGGCTCTGATCTACACGAGTGCAAGACTCGGATGGTCAGCACCAACGATGGGGAAATCGGGCTAAAGAATGTCTCATTCCGTGATGGTGATATCCATTTCTACTTCACCCCAGAAAAATCGGTTTACGAGTCCTACACCCTAAAAGCAATGCTTGACCATGGGGTGGTCTATGCGACCATCCCGAACGCGTCGGTAGCGGAGGTCAAATACGAGCTTTACGACGGCACTGGGGTGCATCCCGTTGATGCGACGATAAATAAGACTATAAATGGATCGAAGCATACTATAAGCATCGTCCTACCTAATGATTTTAGGCTTAAATTCGGGTTCCCGAAGGTGCTCAGTGCCGCGATCAACGGGTCACATGCTGGCACATGTGAGATAGAGAAGTAATCGATGAATAAAAAAGAATTGATTGAAATTGCAGTAAAGGCTCATGAGGATTACGTGAGGGGGGTTGAGCAATTGCGTGTAGATCGTCAGGTGGCTTTTCGGAAAGCGTTGCTTGGGCCGGTTAGTGCTAGGGAGATATCGGAAGCGACTGGTATTCCACGGTCAACTGTAGATCATATATCTAGAGGTTAATCTAATTGTTGCTAAAAAATTGGCAATAGTGCTATAGTGATTTTTACTAGAGAAAAGCTCTAGAAATACAAAAGTAGAGGCTCGGTGATGCTAAAGCATCGCGGGACGGTGCGACTGATAGAAGGTGAAGTAATGATGTCTAAGGGGCAGGAATTACACGATGCGCTTTTGGAGGAGGCTGTTCGCGCCCAAGGGGAGTATCTCAATGCGATTGATGCCGCGAAGGAGCGGAGGCGGAGAGTATTCCAAAAGGCTTTGCTTGGCCCTGTAACCGCTACTGAGATCGGCAGGCAGATTGGAATGAGTAGCGGATATGTAGGCAAGATAGCTAAAGGGCAAAGGTAAAAGACTATGGTTAGACAAAATGTCTAACAGTTGGTATGGTAGTTGCTGTAGCAGGAAGCTACCTTATTTTCATACATAAAAGCCACCGCGTAGCAGGAACTACCGGTGGCGTGACCAAACCTAACCAGGAGGTTTAGTAATGGCTAATTCTGCCATGCCATCACATGGTGGCGCAACCGAATTGATCCCATTGACTGCAGACACCGACGGAGTGCAGGCAGTCATGGGTCGTGACCTACACCAATTCCTCGGAGTGAAAGAACCGTACACTGATTGGTTTAAGCGTATGGCCGAGTATGGCTTTATTGCAGGTCAGGACTTCGATCAGAAAAATCTGATCGGACAAGACAAACTCGGACGCAAGCGTGAGACGCATAACCACATCATCTCGCTGGACATGGCTAAGGAAATTTCTATGATTCAGCGCACTGATAAGGGTAAGCAGGCTCGGAAATTACCCGCCTTGAACTCATCCAAATCGTAATGAATGCGGAAACCAAACGCCTCGCCCTCGAGAATCTGGGCCTGGACTCGATTGACCTGGTTGTCCCCGGCCTTCCTGCGCTGAGTGAGGTGGCATGATGTTAAGGAAAGGAGGAGGGAATGGACAAGGAACAGGCGCTAACGCGGGCTGTGGAGATTCAGGAGCGTTTCGAGGTTGTGGAGCGGGAACGCAAACAGGTATTCAAACAGGCCTCAGCTTTGGGGGTCAGTGTGCGCCAATTGTCGGAAAGTACACGGCTTACAACCGGGCGAGTACGCGGCATTCTGAACGGTTAGAACGTGAATTTGCAAAATATTGCAATACGTGCTACTGTAAGAGTGTAAGCAAGAATAAAGCGCCCGCGAGTGTAGCAGCACTCCGGACGCATGACCAACCACTTCAAGGGAGTGATTGATATGGCTAATCCTGCCATGCCCAATAGCTCTGGGCAAAATTTGATTCCACTGACTGATCACGATGGTGTTCAAGCAGTCATGGGTCGTGACCTACACGCGTTCCTGGCATCTAAGGAACCGTATACGCGGTGGATTGCCCGCTATGTCGAAAAATATGGTTTTGTCGCTGGTCAAGACTTTATGACAAAAATGTCAGAAAGTACCGGAGGCCGCCCATCCGAGAATCACATTCTCACGATGGACATGGCGAAAGAGCTGTCCATGGTGCAGAACAATACTAAGGGACGCGAAGCCCGCCAGTATTTCATCGAATGCGAACGCAAAGCCAAAACACAACACCCAGCAATACCCCAAACCTACGCCGAAGCCCTCGAAGCAGCAGCCACACAAGCACGCCGCGCCGAAGCCCTCGAAGCACAACAAGCACTCAACGCCCCCAAAGTCGAATACCACGACCAATTCGTCGCAGACACCGACCTCATCCAATTCCGCACCCTCGCCAACCAAATCAACATCGGAGAGCAACACCTACGCCACCTACTCCAAAAACACGGATGGATCTACGACACCCCAATCGAACGATGGTCTAACAAGAAACAACAGAAAATCATTGAACACCGCTGGCGCTGCAAAGCAGACAAGAAACGCTACTTCCACCTCGTACCCAACCACACCGCCCCACGCATCAACGGTGAAGTGAGACAAACACTAAAAATCACCCCAGCTGGTGCCACCGCCATCATAAAAGCACTACAACGATGGGAGCAGAAACCACACACACCAGAGCTAACCCTCGTGTAGGTAGGGGAGAAACAGCCCACCATGTAAAGGAACACGAACAACACCACCGTGTAGGGGTGACCGCAACACCCCTACACCCACCAGGAAGGGCAAACCCCCTAATGTTCGCTGTCACCTCCCCAACCGACACCATTCTCACCGCTGAAGCATTCCTCGACGATGATCCACGCAACTCATATAAGGCTATCAATATCACAATCAGTAACATGTACGGCTTCCATGACCATGATCTGACCGTGGCGGATGCCCTGAAGCTATCTGACTATCTGAAAGAAGTAGCGATTGGCATAATCTCACAGTAATTACTCAAAATAGCCCCAATAGGGGCTATTTTTTATCGCCTCATACCTTTGGTGACCTTATCGATAAAGAAAAATTCCCCCGCACAGATATGCAACTCAAAGTATGCGGGGCCCAACAACCACCAAAAAAGGTGGCCAGTCTGTTTTCAACATAGCCATACCGACCGCAGGGTGTGAGCTGGGATGATCGTCTCATCATGGACGGAAAACTAGAATCGCACCCCACCCAGCAGCTCCGCTACTACCACCGCAACCCCCGCAAAGGTGATGTAGATGTCATCACAGACTCCATCATCCAAAACGGGGTTTACAAACCCCTAGTGGTCAACCGTGGCACGCACACAGGGCGACCCATGGAAGTAGCATGCGGAAACCACACCCTCAAAGCGCTGCAACAACTGGGCACACCCACCGCCGACTGCTGGGTTATCGATGTCACCGAAGAGCAACTCGCACGCATCGTCACCGTAGACAACCGAGCATCAGACCTCGCCACCTACAACGATGAAACCCTCCTCGACATCCTCCAAGACCTACCCGACCTCACAGGCACCGGGTACACCGACCAAGACCTAGCAGACCTCATCGCCAGCATGAAAGAGGAAGAACTCGCACCAGAGGAACACAGCCCCGACCCATACGAAGACTTCATCACCATCCGCATGCAACTCCCACCCCACTTAGCACAGCAATGGCTCGCCCTATCCAATGGATTCGATAGCCCAGAGGAAGCCCTCGAATACCTCCTCGACAACAGGGTGGCGGGACACTGACTACCCACAGATAAGGGGGTGGAACACAGCTGCCCCCTGAACCACTGCTCAAAAACCAAAATGGAGACGAAAATATGTCCAAACGTGGAATGACTGCCGAGCGTGCGAAGCGAGCCCAACAGGTCGTGCAACTGCACGAGGATGGTGCCACCTTTGATGTCATCGCGAAGCACCTTGGGATATCCCAGACCCGTGCGAGGGATGACTACAACCGTGCCATGCAGGAAGCGATCCCCGACGTGGCGCAGAACGTTTTTAGGAAGGTCGACCGCCGCCTCAACAAACTCCACCTCGTGTACTGGAAACGGGCCCGTGAAGGTGACCTGAAAGCGGCACGCCTGTGCCTCGACATCAACAAACAGCTGTCCGACCTATGGGGGCTACAGGGATCCGTGAAACTCGATGTCAACGTGACCTCCGGCCAGGAGTTTGCAGATCTCATGGCCGCGATCCGTGACACCCAGACCGGCGAGGATGATGGGATCGAGGATGGGGTTTAGACTCTCCCCGGGGCAGATTGAGGCGATCAAGGAGTCCACACACTCACTGAACATTTGGTACGGGTCAGTGTCATCGGGGAAAACGTTCGGGTGGCTCATGATGATGCTCGGTGAGATCAAAACCGCGGGGCCGAATGGCTCCATCGTGATCATGGGGAAAACACTGGATTCGGTGTATCAGAACATCTTTGAGCCGCTGATGACCAGCCCGATTTTTGCCTCCGCCGCCCCATACATTTTCTACCGCAGGAGGCAGCCCAGTGCGAAGATCTTTGGGCGTGAGGTAACCGTCATCGGTGTCAACGATGTGGGCGCTGAGGGTCGTATCCGTGGTGGCACCTACCAGCTGGTTTTTTATGATGAGCTAACACTGTGCCCCGAGCCAGTGTGGGAGATGATCTGGTCACGCATGCGTGCCGTGGGGAACCCACTACCACCGAGGGTGTTTGCGACGACGAACCCAGCCACACCGACGCATTATCTCAAGACCGACTTTATCGACCGTGCTGAAGAGACCGATACGTATTCTCGGCTTTTCACGATGGATGATAACCCTGGGTTGCCGCCTGAGTACCGTGCACGTATGCGAGCCTCCTACTCTGGGGTTTTCTACCGGCGGATGATCCTGGGGGAGTGGGCTGTCGCCGAGGGTGCGATCTATGAGGCGTGGGATCAGGAAACGATGGTGGAGGATACCCATGTGGAGCATATTCTTGCTGTGGGGATCGACTATGGCACCAATCACCCAACTGCCGGTTACGCGGTGGGCATGGATCAAAAAGGCCGATTGTGCGTGCACCGTGAGTGGTCACCGAACACCACAGGTGGGACACGTCGCAGGCTCACTGACTCCCAGCTAGCGGACAGCCTCGAAGAATGGTTGAAAACGCTCCCCACGCGACCAAGGTTCATTTACTGCGATCCCGCCGCCGCATCATTCCGTGAGGAACTGAAGCAACGCAGGATCGCCAACCACGCTGCCGATAACCACGTCCTTGATGGTATCCGTACCGTCGATAGCCTCCTCACCGCAGGGAAACTCATTATCGACACCAGCTGTAAAAAGCTCATTGAAGAGATCGTGGGATACCGGTGGGACACCAAAGCGTCGAACCGGGGGAAAGACGCACCGATCAAAGAAAATGATGATCACTGTGATGCTTTGCGCTATGCAGTGTTTTCTCCACGCCACCTATGGCGCAAGCAGATCGCACTGGGTAATTAGGCTGCTCGTAAAGTCGTTTTTTCAAACATGGTGTTTGTGCTGGTAAAACCCACTGACCGCCACCAAAAAATGCAACACTCCCCACCAGAACACCATCACAAAACGGGAGAAAAATATGGGAATGCCAGCACCAAAAACCACATGGCCGCCACAACACCTCGGAAAAGCTTTCGATCAGATCAGGCACGATCACGCACTGCTCGTTGGCGATGTCAACCTGATCAACGAGTACACCGCAGCGGATCGCCCCACACCGAATAACGCACCGGTGAGCACTAACTGGCAGCTCAACGGCGGTATTGGCGGCAGTCTTGCCCGCGCTATCTACGGGAAGCCACACCGTACACGCGGGAACACCACGATCCAACGGCATCTGCCTTTCCCTGCCCGTATCGCAGCTGTTAGCGCGGGGCTGATGGTGGGTGAACCACCACGCATCACAGTGCACCCTGATGATGAGGGCAACACGGTTTTAGTGAATGCGTTAGATCACGCCACTAGCAGTGACCGGTTCGCTGCTGACCTTTATCAGGCAGCAGTGCGCTCATCCGGGCTCGGCTGGGTACTCGCACGCATCGTGTGGGACACCACCGTGGACGAGCACCCATGGATCGAATGGGTGGACCCAGATCAGGCAGTGATCACATGGGCACAGGGCCGCCCCACGGAGATAATCTTTTGGGATCGCCTCACAGACCTTGAAGGTGATAAGCATGTGTGGCGGCTCCTGCAACTACACAAGGCGGGGCGTGTGGAATACGCCCTATACGCTGGTGAGGCCGAGAATATTGGGCACCAGCGTCCATATGTGGATCACCCCGATGCCGCCTACCTCGCCGACGTTGTGGACGCAGAGCAAGGCATCGACACTGGAACCCCATATCTCACCGCGTGTGTTCTACCGAATCGTGAGGGTGTGCATCAGTGGCGGCACTATCCACAGCTAAAAAACCTCGGTATGTCGGACATCTCGGCAGCAGGTGGGCTTTTCGCTGATCTGGACAAGATCTGGACTGACTTCATGAACGAGGTGGACTCCGCTAAATCAAAGCTGCTGATCTCCGAAGAACTGATGGATGTTGGGGCACCAGGTAGCGGCCTATCGTTCGAATTTGACCGCACCATCTTCCCAGTGGCACAGGGCGGTAGCGCGGATGCGAAGCCCACGCTGGAACAGGTCCAGTTCAAGATGCGTGTGCAGGAATATGTGACCGCGTTGGAGAAAACACAGCGGCAGATCATGGATGCGGTTGGAATCTCCCCATTGACTCTTGGTGATGATTCCGGAGTTTCTGGTGCGATGACCGCGACGGAGGTGAAAGCCAAATCTAAGTCCACTCTGGATACATGGCGGATTAAGGCGCGTATGTGGCGTGCCGCACTGTCAGAATTAATGACCGCCTACCTGTGGATTGAGGCGGGTATCCATCGTGTGCAGGGGCCAGCAAGGCCCGTGAATGTGGCGATGCGTGAACCAGTGCAGGAAACCGAGTTGGATCGGTCGAATGCGGTGCAGACCCTCCGTGATTCACAGGTCATGTCCATTGAGACGGCTATCGAGCGCCTACACCCCGAGTGGACACCACAGGAGAAAGAATTGGAGGTGCAGCGGATCAAAGCGGAGAATGCCGTTGTGGATCCGTTCACGCTGGGTGCTGACATGTTGCCACCAGCGGGTGATCTGTCACAGTGATGAATCCCCTTGGTGTTATCACACCCCAGTACAAGCGTGATTTACGATCCCTGATCCGTGCCTACCGTGACGCAGAAGCCGATGTCATCGCTCTGATCCGTGACGCGCTGATCGCTGGGGCGTGGGGTACCGCATCCCACTACCATGCGCAGCAGCAGGAAATTACCCGCATCACACGGGAGCTGGAGCGGATACTCAGTGTGCCTCGGTCGATGATTGGCCCGGTGGTGGAAGCTGAGGTCACCCGCAGCTGGGATCAGGGGTGGCGTGCTGGTGGCACGGTGTTTGCCCCTGTGGTGGATCAGGCTGCGGTGGTGGCGCTGATGGTGGAAACCAAGACAGCTTTACGCCAGCAGCACATACAGGTTTTGCGCTCTACGGTTGATGAGTATCGGAGGATCGTGCAGCGTGTCACCACATCCGCTGTCACCACCGGCGCGAATCACCGCACCGTTATGCAGGATGCGCTACGCCGCTTCGCTGACAAAGGAATCACAACGATGATGGATGCTGGTGGACGCCGGTGGCGTATCGACACCTACGCGGACATGGCGATCCGCTCAGCCCGACATAACGCTGCCACCGAGGGGAAAATCAGATCATTCATCCAGCACGGGCACGAACTCGTGCGCATCAGCTCCCACCCCGCATCCTCACCACAGTGCGCCCCATATCAGGGGAAAATACTGGCACTGACTGGCCCAGCAGGGCCACGGATGATCGTCGGCCCCGATGGGGACATGGAGACGGTGAACGTTACTGCGACATGGGCAGAAGCTAAAGCACACGGCTACAAACACCCGAATTGCAAGCACACCGAAACCGCGTATTCGTCGGGGAAGAATCCACCCCCAGTGGCCGAATCCACACCCGAGCAATACGAGGCACTGCAACGGCAGCGCGAGATTGAAAGGAACATCCGCCGGTGGAAACGCCGCCAACTCGCAGCTGTCACCCCAGCAGAGCAAGCAAAGACTAAGGCGATGGTGAGCAAGTGGCAGGCTGCGCAGCGTGAACACGTTAGTGCACATGAGTTCCTGACCCGCCAGTACGACCGTGAACGCACATAACTGACCGCACGGGGCTATGGGGGATCCTATGTGCTGTGAGCGGGCAGGCCCCGTGAAACATCACCGATCAGAGCAAAGGAACACATATGGGCGACGTGCGACCCTCAGCAGAACCAGCCGAAAACACCCCAGTAGATGCCACCACCGATAGCGCAGAAGTAGTGCAGGGCACTACCGAAGCGCAACCAGTCGCTGGTGTTGCCGTCACTGAGGAGGATGATCGCATCAAGCGCGCCAATGCAGAAGCCGCAGAACGTCGCATCCAGCTCAAAAACGCCAAAGCGGAGCTGATAGAACGCGACAAGCAGCTTGAAGAACAGGCAAAACAGCTTGAGGAAATCCGCCAAGGCATGGCACGTGTTCTCGGTCAAGAATCTGGTGGGGAGCTGACCCCGGAAGAGCAGATTAAGCAGATCACCGAGCAGCGAGACGCAGCACAACGTGAACTGCAAGCTTTTCAGGTGGAGCGCGCCATCATGGGTGGCACCCCAAAGGGTGTTGATCCGAATCTGATCACCACTCTGATCAAAGGCAGTGGCCAGTGGGAGAAACTGAACCCGAGCAGTGAAACCTTCGCGCAGGATGTGGAGGCGATCATCACTGCGACGGTTGAAGCCTATCCGGCGCTGCAACCGAGGAATTTTGCGCCATCGAGCGGGCAGGCCCCGAAAGAGAACGCGGCGGAGGCCTCGAAGAACAACACCTTGTCTCGTGCTGATGTGGCACGCCTCGCAGCTGCGGGGGATTGGGAGGCCATCAATAAGGCCTCGGCAGCGGGCAAGATCAACCTAAATTCCTAAGGAGAAAAAGTAATGGGTATCACCACCACTAGCGCTGACGCATTCATCCCCGAGATCTGGCAGGCGGCTCTCCAGGAGCCATATGCAAAGACCACCCGCTTCGCACAATCCAGCATCGTTGCGCGTCAGGAGATCCAAGCAGGGAAACTCCTCGCCAAGGGCGATACGCTGCACATCACTTCTATCGGTGACATCACCGTCAACGAATATGACGCCAACGCCGATCTAGATGTCGAGGATCTCACCTTCACCGGCTCTGAGATGAAGATCGACAAGGGTGATTACTTCAACTTCCGTGTTGAGGATGTCACTGCGGTACAGGCAGCAGGCCCAATCAAGGATCCTGCGATGCGTGCAGCCGCTGCGAAGCTCGCAGCCAAGACCGACAAGTACATCGCTGGCCTGCTCAAGGCTGAGGCCAAGCACAAGATCGGCAGCATCAGCATCGCGGAAACTTCCCGCTCTATCGGCATTAATCAGATCACTGCTTTCGAGGCGCTGATCAAGCTGGATGCGAAGCTGTCCTCTGCTGATGCACCACGTGAAGGCCGCGTCGCGTTTGTCGGCCCAAGCTTCTACGCGGCACTGCTCACCGATGAGCGCTTCACCACCGTGAATGCTTCCGGCACTTCCGATGGCCTCCGTAACGGCATGGTGGGTCGTGCTATGGGCTTTGACATCATCGTCACCAACAGCATCGAAAAGACCGCAAACCGCGAGATCATCACCGCTGTTGTTCCAGGAGCTCTGGTGTTCGTCAACCAGTTCAACAAGATCGAGGCGATGCGCTCTGAGAAGCGTTTCGCTGATCTTATCCGTGGGCTCAACGTTTACGGCGGTAAGGTCATTCGCCCTGAGGGTGTCGCAACTCTTGAGGCTGATGTCAAGACCGTCCCCCCAGTGGCTTCTGAGTCCCTCTAGTTGCAGTCCGCTTATGAATGGCCTCACACCATGCACCGCGTATGGGTGGGGCCATTCGTGCAAGATGAAAGAAAAAGATCATGATTGAATTTGCTTCCCTCCGCGATGTGCAGAATGTTGTTCCTGCGGAGCTTTGGCCTGATGATGGTGATGAAACGTTAAAGCGGCTGTTGCGTATCGCTACGAGTCGCGTGCGGCATGCTACACGCCGCGCCATGTACGCTGTCACCCCCAATGGTCTACCTGCTGATGATGATCTGCGTGATGCTCTCCGTGATGCCACCGTGGCTCAGGTGTATGCGTTTCTGGAGTGGGGTCTTGCTGAGGCTGTTATCACAGGTGGTATGGGGGTGGAGGCTGCGGTGAGCACCGCATCCATCAATGGGGCGAGCGTGACACTGGACGAGTCGGCGATGTTGGATGGGCGAAAACACCTACTGGATGGTGGACTATCCGAAATGGCCGAAACCTATTTGGAGGAGGCTGGGCTACTACACGGCTTGCCGGGAGTGATCTACGGATGAACAAAGTCCAATCCGCTATAGAGCGAATCTTTTTTATCCACCCCGTCACTGTGCATGGGGTGGGTGGGCGCACAGCCACAGGCAGGAAACCGGGTGAGGATCGTGTCATCAAGGCCTCGATCAATGCCGAGAACCGTGTGGTGGCCATGCCAGTGCCTGACGGCACGGAGGTAGTGTGTGCCGCGACGATCTGTTGGTCAACACGTGCTGGTGTTCCTAGCCTCGCTGAGAAGATCACCCTCCCCGAGGAGTTCGGACTCAAAGGTGAGCGGCGTATTCTCTCCGCACAAATGTGTGTTGGCACAGGTCAAACACCTAACCATGTGAAGGTGGTGATCGAATGAGTGTCGGTTTTTTACAGGCTTCGCAGCTGATCGTGAAGGCTGTGGATCGTGGCGTGATGGATGCGGCGGAGCTACTGCGAGATCATGCTGTGCAGCTCACACCCATCTTGCAGGGTGACCTCCGCGCCGCTATGACAGTTTCCGAGGGGACAGTGGATCACTCCGCAATGGTGGGTAATAATCTCGTGTATGCCGCACGTCAGCATGAGGAAACCAGCTGGTCACACCCACGCGGTGGGCAAGCGAAATACCTTGAGGATGCTGCTGAGCAGAAGCAAACACAGATAGCTGACACTATCGCCCGTGCCGTGAGGAGCTGGCTATGACACCCACGCTCTATGACCACGGTGATCTCTGCCTGCATATTGCGGAATTCCTGCACTATCAGGGCATCTGCCAAGACCCTAATGAGGTGCAGGCGGATGCGGGGGAGGTGGGTGTTTTCATCGACATGATGGAGGACACACCGACATCAGCGCTGGGGCTGACGGTCACCTCCGCGGATTACGACACGGATGATGCTAACCCACGCTTCGCGGTCGCGATCTCACACCGCGCCAATGATTTCGAGGGGCTGGCCCACCTCACGCAGGCAGTTTTCAGCGCGCTACATGATCACATCCGCTACCGCCTGACCGCAGGGAAGTCTGTCCTATTATCACGGCGGACGCTGCGGGGAGCCGTAGCATTCGACCAGAACAACCGGCTAAGACGAACAGATATTTATCAGTTTCGTCTGCTGGTTCCAGAAACCTAGCTAGGAGAAAAAATGAGTAGCAAGGCTGTAGTCGCGAAGGCCCCCGGCTCGTGTGAACTGAATAAGATGCTCAACCGCGAGTGGGCAATCCAAATTAAGCGCCCCGGAGACGGCCCCGAGGAATGGCTGTTCGTTCGTGGCATGAACTCCGTGTCTGTCAACATGGAAACTAGCACTGTGGACGCGTCTGATATCGACTCTGATGGTTGGGAGTCTGTAGAAAAGACTTCCCGCAAGCTCATCATCGAACTGAAGGGCGCATTCGCTCGTGTTGGCAAAGCGCCTTCTCTGGAGCCATCCCAGAAGCTTCTGCGTGACACGGGTAAGGCACTCGGTTTTGAAGGCAAGCTCGATGTGCGTGTCTGGCGCACCGATGGTGACGATGAGGCGTATGAGTTGACAGCTACCAACGAGTTCTCCACTGAATCCGGTGATGCGAACGCGTTGCGGAATTTCTCTGCGAAGCTGCAATCCTCGTGTGCTCCACGTGAGATCAAGCCAGTCCTCAAGGGTGCTGAGAAGAAGGAATCCGTGTACGTGGATGCGGCTGGTGATGAGGACGAAGACGCTGAGGAAGTTCAGACTGTTCCGTCGCAGAAGATCACGGTACCGAAAGAAGCAAACGGTGGTACTTTCACCCTGACCGATGGTCAGAGCACCACCGCTGCGCTCGGCTACAATGCTGGCGCTAGCGAAGTGCAAGCGGAGATCCGAAAGCTGAATGGGGCGCTTACTGCCACCGTCACAGGTTCGGCCACGGTTGGCTACACGGTGAAGAACGCACCAAAGTTGACTTCGGTATCCACCGACCTGACCGGTGGTGACGACAACAAAGTCACCATCGCTTAACGCGGGCTCTTAGCAAGCCGGGTGCGGTAAAATTTGGTGAGAAGGCCTCCACATTGTGGGGGCCTTTGGTCTGTCATAGGTGGGGCGACTGACCGCAAACAAGCTGGTGGGATAGTGTGACCTGACATTAAAACAGCCAACCAGTAAAGGAACACGAACCGTGGCTAACCTAGGTGAACTCTATGATTTCCTCACCCCCGAGGATATCTCCCTGACCATCAATGGCGTCGAGTACAGGATCGAACCATCCGCTGATGTTGTACTCCGATTCATCGCCGACTACAACGATTTGGAATCATTCGACGATAAGACCATCGCCAAGATCAGTGCCCCGCTCGTGGGTGCACAGTGGTCTGAGGAAGACGGTTTCACCGGTGGTCTACCAGAGGAGATGAAGAAAGCTGGCGTGCCCGAGGGTGTGATCGCCCGCGTCGTCGTCACCGCCATGCTCTTCTACAAATTCGACGAGGAGACCGCCACCGACTACTACCAGCACGGTGATCTGGGAAAAGCGCTCAAGGAGTGGAACCTGAGGATGGAGAAGGCAGTGACGGAAGCATTCGCCGAAACGGCCTGATCTACGACCCCGACCTAGACCTCTGGTACGACCCACGACCGGGGGCGTATGGCCCAGATGATCCCGGTGGTGGCCCATGGGATGAGGAAACGCAGGGCAGGTGGTGGTACTACGCGCCTGCCCCTAAATCCGATGGGTTGACGTGGGAGAAGATCCTCTCCCATTGGGATGATATCGAATGGGCGTTCCAAGAAGTGGGCATTGATTTATCCTCTGGGATCCTGTCTCACCGCAGCTGGCGATGGTTTAAAGTTCGCGTATTAGGGCTGGTGGGGCGGCGGTCGTCGAATCTGGCCTCTGTGCTTGGGCTTGTCGAAACCCCTACCAGCAACGATCAAACAGACGTTCTATGGTAGGGGTTTCTTATGGGTTTGCAGCTCCCTAAGCTCTCGATTGAGATCGAGGCGAAAACCGCCGGTTTTGAATCGCAGATGGCGAAAGCTGATGCGACTGCTAAGCGGGTTAAGCAGTCGCTGGATGATGTTGGTAAAAGCAAGGTCACGGTCAAGGCGGATGATCGTGACCTTACGAAGGTGGAAAAATCCAGCAAGCAGGTAAAAGCTGCGCTGGAGGGGGTGTCACGCACTAAGGTCACCGTGGGGGTGGACGGTGACGGCAAGCTCACCCGTACGAAAAAAGCTGTTGATGATCTGGATTCTGCACTTGACAAAGTGAGGCAGAAGGGCGGTAGCCTGCCGATCAATCCGGCTGTGGGGGAGGGGTTGGAGCAGGCCACGCGGAAGGCTGAGCGCCTAAGCGGCGTGATGGGGTCTGTCAAGGGGGTAGCGGGTTTTGCTGCCGCGTCTGCTGGTATTACTGGTATCGGTGCTGCGTTCTCGAAGACTCTTGGGCTGGGTAATGACTACACCAATGAGATGAATACTCTCACGGCTGTGACGGGCGCGACGGAGAAGCAGCTGGCTGCTGCTTCACAGCGTGCTAAAGAGCTGGGTAATGATGTGTCCCTGCCAGCGACTTCTGCTGGTGATGCTGCTGCTGCGATGACTGAGCTCGCCAAGGGTAGTTTCACGGTTGAGCAGGCGATGGCCGCAGCCAAGGGCACCCTGCAGCTATCTGCTGCCGCCCAGATTGATGCTGCAACGGCTGCCACCATCCAATCACAAGCTTTGCAGGCGTTCGGCAAGGACGCGTCTTTTGCTGCACAGGCCTCGGATATCCTCGCTGGTGCTGCTAACGCCTCCTCTGCTGAGATCACCGGCATCGCGCATGGCCTGCAGCAGTCGGGTACTGTTGCAAACCAGTTCGGTGTTTCGATGGAAGACACTGCGACGACTTTGGCGATGCTTGCTAACGCCGGTATCCAGGGCTCTGATGCTGGTACTTTGATGAAATCAGCGTTGCTGGCTTTGACGGATCAAGGTAAACCTGCTCAGGCTGCGATGAAAGAGCTTGGGCTACAGGTCTATGATGCTAAAGGCAAGTTCGTTGGCATGGAATCCCTCATGGGGCAGCTGAATAAGGCTGCTAAGAGTATGACGGATGAGCAGTATCAAGCTGCGGCGGCCACCCTTTTCGGCTCTGATGCTATGCGTCTCGCTGGTGTCGCAGCCCAGCATGGCTCCGATGACTTCGCTAAGCTCCGTGATGCTGTGACGCGTCAGGGGCAGGCCGCTGATGTCGCGGCGGCTAAAACCCATGGTCTGCCGGGTGCGATCTCGCAGGTGGGTAATGCCCTGGAGGATGTGGGGCTCAAAGCATATGCGTCTATCGAAGGGCCACTGACCTCAGCGCTGGAGAACACAGCGTCGGGAATTAATGCTTTCTCAGATCATGCGGGGAGTATTCCGTGGGCTGCATGGGCTGCTGGTGCCGCCCTTTTCGGTGGACATGTGTCGGGAACCTTCAAGAAACTGGACGCGGGTACGGGGAAGCTGAAGAGGCTTTCCACGGAGATTCAAGGGATCCGTGCCGCCGCATCACAGACCGGTACTTCTGTGACTGGTCTGGGGGCCACGTTCCAAGCGTTGGGGAAGCACTCTGCCACGATTGAGCGTGCTAACGGGGCGTATATGCGTGGTGCGTCACGTCTGTCTGCGGTGGCTGCTAAGCACCGTGAGGCTGCCAACGCTGCACGCCTGCATGCTCTAGCGGAGCGAGATACTTTCGCTGCGGTTGATCGCATCGGGGCACATGCATCGCATAGTTTCGTCGCTGGTGTGAGCCGGATGGGGGCCGCCGCATCCGGTGCAGCATTGGGTGGCATGTCCCTGATGAAGTCGGCTGCCGGTGGGCTCATGGGTGCACTGGGTGGCCCGTGGGGGCTGGCGATCATGGCAGGTACCTCTGCTCTCGGATATTTTGCTCAGAAGCATCAGGAAGCTGCGGCTGCTGAGGAGGAGCATAAGGCCAAGGTCGATTCACTCACTGAGTCGTTGGAGCGGCAGACTGGTGCGGTCACGGAGAGTACCCGCCAGCAGATGATTGATCGTGCGGAGAAGGACGGCACGCTGAAGGAGGCTGAAACCGCTGGTGTGTCCAAGGGCACCGTCGTGGATGCCATGACTGGTAACGCCGTCGCTATGCAGGAGATTCTCAACAGGGCGAACGCCGTCACAGCATCATTCAAGAATCTTGATGGTGGTACTGCGGAAGCCCTCAAGGGGTTCGAGGCTATGGGTGTGACCTCCCGCGACCTAGCCTCTGCCCTCGCTGGTAATGACGACGCGATCAAGAAGATCGCTAAGGGCGGCCACCTTGCACAGGCTGATTTCGAGGTTCTCAAATCTAAACTTTCTGAGACTGATTTGGCGACGCTGCGATTGGCGGAGTCCACTCGGAAGGCTTCTGGTGATTTGGATTCTGCGACTGAGGCTGCGAAGCGTAAGGCTGCTGCGGATGATGTGGCACGCCGCGTCGCACAGCAAACCGCTGATGCGATGAAGCTTGTCGGAAATGCTGTCACCGGTATTACATCTGATAAGACTGTCTCAGTTAAAGCGGATGCTGTCACTGGCGACACTCTCCAAAAACTAAAAGATATGCATGTCCAAGTCAGTGATCCTTTTAATAACGAAGTGACACTGACGTTCCCTAACGGCGTAGCAATTAAACAGGTTCTGGAAGAGATCGGCATCAAAGTCGAAGCTCTCCCAGATGGGTATATCGGTATCACCGACAATAGCGAAGAAACAATCGCTAACCTGAAAAAACTTGGCTTAGAGACGGAGACCCTGCCGGACGGTCAGGTGGTCATCAAATCGAACACTCCTGAGGAGCAGGAGAAGATGATCAAGCTGGGCATCCTCGTGCGTGATGGTGCCACTGGTCAGGTCACGATCTCAGATAACTTTGATCCGACGCTGGCGAAAATGCGTGAGGTTAAGGCAGCGGATGGCCGCCAAACGTCGGAGACGCACACGATCAACATCACCGAGCGGCGGATCCAATACTGGGTATCTCAAGGGCATTCCCCAGATCAGGCTGCACGGATCCAAGGGCCTGTTCCAGTAGGTCTTGCCAAGGGCGGCACGATCCCCGGCTACGCTGGCGGCTACCGTCTCCCCGCCACAGGCCCTGGCACCGATGTGGTTGATGGTTTCCTCGGAGTCGATGCCAAAGGCATGCCACTAGCCCGTGTCAATGCTCGTGAATGGGTCATCAACGCGAACCGAAGCGACGAGTTCAACACCACACTGGCGGCGATCAACTCCGGTAGCAGGCAGCAGATTATGCTATCCATGCTGCGTGACCTGCGAGCATTGGAAACCGGTGGGCGTATTGACGGGTCTGCGCGTGTGAAATCGGCGCTGTCGGGCATGAATGGCACCCCGTATGTTTATGGCGGGTTCAGCTCTGCTGGAACTGACTGCTCTGGTGGTGTCTCCATGGGTGTCAACGCTTATTTGGGTCTTGATCCACTCGATTCGCGCACCAGCACTACCAGTATGGGGTCGTGGCTTGCTCAGAAGGGCTTTGCGCAGGGCCGTGGTGGTGATGGTGACCTCGTTGTTGGATGGTACGACAACGGTGGCGGAATGAACGGGCATGCCGCTATGCAGCTGCCTGACGGAACTTTCATTGAATCCGGTGGTAACACTGGTGGAGGCCTCACCATTGGTGGGGCTGCTGGCCCACTCGATGGCCGTGGGTTCACTAATTTCATGCATCTCAAGGGCGGTGGGCCTACCGGTGACCTCGGTGGTGGATCCAGTAGCTCTAGTGGCGGCAGTAGCGGTAGTAGCCGTGGTGGTTCCAGTGGCGGGTACTCGCCAATCAGTATCGGCACTGGCGGCATCTCGGTTGGTGCAGCAGCACAGCGCATGGGGCTCAGCGGCTCCATCGGATCCGTTTTTGGTGGGGACGCTGGCGTTCAGCAGCTCGCAGCGATGGGCCGGAACGCCGGTCTCGGTGGGCTGGTGGATTCCGTGCTCGACGCTTCCATCGGAAAGATGGGGCAACTGCTGCTGGTCACTGAGGACACTGTTGCGGCGTTCAACGAACTTGGGCAGGCTCGTCAAGCTGAGGTGGATGCCGTGGAAGGCATTCAGGAGGCTGAGGAGCGTCTAGCAGAGATACGCCGCGATGCAGCCAAGGATGGCGGGGCAGCAGCGGAAAATATCGCCGATAAAGAGCGCGCTCTGGAGAAAGCACGCAAGTCTGGCAAGCCGGATCAGATCGAGAAGGCTGAGCGGGATCTCAAGAAGGCTCGTGAGGATGCCCCAGATAAGGCGGATAAGTATGCGAAGAAGATTGCGGATACTGAGAAGAAGGTGCGTGAGGCTCGGGCGAAATCCGTGCAGTCTGCCGAGGCCACAGCAGCAGCGGAAGCCAAGTACCGTGCTGAGCTGATCGCGGCGCCGTTTAAGACCATTGAGAACGTGTTTTCTGGGTTCGCATCGGCAGCGAACAGCTTTGGTGAGATGTTCACGAAGATGGCTGAGAAGGAGCGCCAGCGCCTAGAGCAGGTCAAAGAAGCACTCGATATCTGGTCTGCGCAGGTAGACGCGCAAAAAGCATTGCAGGACGCTACGGAGGCCACTACTGCTGCGTTGCGTGAGCAGACCTCGGATCGGTGGAAGTCGAATCTGGCGGTTGCGGACGCGGAGTGGGAGCTATCCATGCACCGCAAACGCTCTGTCATCGAGGTAGCTGAGGCGACAGTGTTTGCCACGAATGCTGATGAGGTACAGGCCCGTGCTACCCGGCGTACCGCGACGTTGGAGGCTCAGGTTGCGTTTGAGAAGGCGAAGCGTGATTTGTTGGCGTTTGAGCGTGAGCTCAATCTGGCGAATGCGTCTTCCGAGTTGGAGCACTCCCACAAGATGGCTGAAATCCAGACCACACGCTTGACATTGGTCTCTGGTGCTCTCGCCAATGTTCAGTCGAAGTTGAATCTTGAGAACATGAAGCACCTTGATGCTATGGCTCAAAAGGCTCAGGGTCTTGGTGGTGTTCTCGGTGGTATCGGCGGTATCGCAGGTGGTATCGGTGGCCTGATTGGTGCTTTCGGTATGGCAGCGGTGAATCCTATAGGTGCACTGGCCATGGGATTGCAGGCTCTGCCGACTGCACTGGGTGGTATTGGTGGTATTGTCTCCGGTATAGGGGCTATGCGTGCTGCACGTGAGCATGAGAAGGCCCGCAGGAATGGTACTGCGAACCCGAAGTCGATCACCGGTCTTGAGTCCTCATCACTGGAGGCGCTGGAGTTGAAAGAAAAACAACTCCAGATCGACTTCAAGAAAGCTCAACTTCAGCGTCAGAAAGATAATGCGACGCAGCATGATCTTCTCCGCAAGCTGGTAGATAACGCTGAGAAGACTCTAGAGTTAGCGAAGCGTGACGAGCAACATGCTGATGACCTGAACTCCCTTTTTGAGGATTCCAAAACCACGAATGCGACGGCGTTCTTCCAGCTCGGTGGCTCCGGTTGGGATGGTGGACGTGCGGCAAAGCAATTCAGTGTCGATGGTGGCGGGTTTGCTGGGATCAAGAATGGCCGCCTCGGTGCGGACTCTTCGCTGCGTGTGGAAGGTTCCCCGATTTCGGATGAGATGCGTAGTGCGATGACTGAGGGGCGTATTACTTCCCCTGCGGTGGCTGGTGCTGCCGCTGCGGTGATGAATGCTCGTGAGTCGTCTGCGATCCGTGTGCGCATGGAAACACTGATTAGTGTGGCGGAGCGGATCGAGGCTGTGGTGACCTCCACTGACCGCATACGTGCTGGTGAGAGTATCGGGACTGTCTTTAATGGGCCGGTGACTCTCACGAACCCGATCAATGGTGGGTTGGATGAGCGGCGGCTCGCAGCAGCGATGAACACCAGAGGATAATGTATGAGAGTCCCCACGCCGGTGATGCGATTGTCTCTAATGACAGCCGATGGGAGAGTCCTTCGGCTGTCCAACCCGTCAGAGCGACGGTGTGAGGGTATTTCTTTGGAAAAAGTGCCCGATGGGATGTGGATTGAGGATCGTAACCACCAGTTTTCCCAGTCTGTGGGGCAGGTGGGTGCCACATGGTGCGGACAGTCGCGGGCGCAAAAACAGTTCGATCTTCCACTGATCATCAAGGGTCGCCGAGTGGATGATCTTATCGATGAGCTTGGTGACATGGTGGGTGATGGCGAGGAGCAGTTCAGTTTGGTTGCCCTGCACCCAACCTTGGGGTGGCATTGGCTGGGTCTGCGGCTGGCTGGCATGTCCGAGGTTAACTATTTGGCTAAGCACCCTTCTAGGGGCGGTGTGGCTAAGGTGAAGCTACTGGTAGTGGCGGATAAACCTATCTGGCGGAGGCCACAAGATCGGTTCGAGTACACGGCGGCACAGATCGATGATGGTGTTATCACATTCCCGATTGATGGGACGGAACCGGTGTGGCCTGAGCTTGAGATTCGTGGCTCGTGGTCGTCTTTCAAAATCCGGTTGGATGAGGGATCACCGTGGCAGGATCTTCCATCTGATCGGAGGGGGTGGAGGATCGGCACTGATCCTAATCGGCGTGTGGTAGAGACTGCTGACGGCGCGACGGCGTTTAAGGGGTTAGTGCCTCATTGGCCGATGCCGGTGAGGGGTGAGCGGACGGGGGCTAATCGGCGTAGGGGAAGGATTTTTGTGCAGGTGGAGCGGCCCTCAGATGATTTCCAAATCGTAGTCAAGTTTGCGGCGGAGAGGACACGGGGATGGTAGGCAAGGAGCTTGATGCTATCCGTGCCGACATGGTGCGGGAATCATCTCGTGTTGAAGGGTGGATGGTTCCTGACCTGCGGATTTGGGATCAATTCTATGGCACGTGGCGGCCACTGGCACCGGTTGCCTCGGTGGATGTTTCCCACCATGCTGACCTCACTGTGGATACGATGACGATCAAGATGCCGGCCCCGCACCCGCTGGATAAGATGATGCACACGACCCGCGTGAAGGGCCTACCGGTGACGCTGCGTCTGAATGGTGTTGATTGGACTGGGCAGATCGAATCAGCGGCACAGAGCAGATCAGACAGCGGTGTCCAGCAATGGACGGTGACGGTGCTGTCAGATGATAAATTCTTCCACCGTCTTCAGGCTAAAAGCCCTGTGACGAGCGCTAACGGTGGTGCCGTCGTTAAAAAGGGCACCGTTGGTGTGGTCATGGACTGGCTTGTGCGGCAGGGTGTTGCCCGCACTGGCCTCCCGGTCTATGTGTGCCGCGATATAGATGGGCGTGATGTTGAGGTCACTGCCCGTACCGAGGATTCAGTCGCTGATCTGCTCTCTACCGTAACGGAGCGGGCCGACACGTTCATTCAAGTACAGATGCTGACCCCTGACGTGGTGGCTGGGGGGAATATCCCCGGTAATGCTGAGATAGCGCAGTATATGGGGCCTGTGGAGCGTGAATGGTACCAGCGGTTCCACGAGGAAGGCAGCCTTCCTTATATCGGGACTGATGCCCGCGTGAAAGCTGCCCCTGCGATACTGGAGGACGTTTATCAACCCGCATGGTGGTTCGCAGGAACCGGCACCGTGGATCAAGATGGGCGACCCGTCAAAGAGACCACTGGTGTGGCGTGGAATCCGTTTGAAACATCACCAGCGGGATCACCAACCCAACTTTTCTACCCCGATGGTACGACCCGCTCACGCGAAGGCGTTACCCGTGTCGCCCCCAAGGATGTCCTAGAGGGGCGCGCAGAATCCGCTGATCACAGGTGGTTTGGGACGTTCATAACCTACTGGGCTGCCGGACAGTGGGTAAAGCACCTCGACACTGGGCTGTTGCAGGCCGCGGCGGAGGCCGGGCTTGTCGTGCGTGGCGATGGAAAGCGCGTCAAAACCACATCCGACGTGCAAGAATTGGATCGCTACATCGGTAGTGGTGAGGCTCATGCGTGGCAGCAAGCGGGGGAGTGGGTCATCGCAAACCACGACGACTACTTGACTGAGCTTTCCAAGCGGAAAGTGCAGCCTGAGCAGCCTGTATGGCCCGGTGTGATGATCCGCCTCTTTGGTGAGCGTGATCGCCGCCATGTGGTTTTTTCCACTGCCCCCGGTGGTGGTTTGGAATCGTGGGAGGCGAAGATCAAAGCGCCTGATGGTGCATCACTCCTCGCTGCTGCGCAGTGGGATTCGTGGATGCACGGGCTCCTTAACTCCGGTCAGCTGTCGAAGCGTGCCTCTGATGGTGTGCAGGCTGGTGCCACGGCTGGGGAGATTACCGCAGGAACATCACAGCTCGGTGCCGGTGTTGCGGACGCTGTGAAGGCCTCTGGTGGTGCTATCGCGGGTGTGAATGCTGCGATTAGCCCACGGGGCACCGTGGATGGCACGGATGTTGCTTTCTCTGCCCTGAATGCCCGCATGGACATGAGCATCACTGGCCCGATGTTTTATCGTGAGCGGTTCCATTCCATCGGATCGGGTGAATGGACAGCCGATGTCGGTGCCACATTTGAGGAGCAGTGGTCACAGATGCAAGGCTCCACCAGCATGGAGCTGCACGTCAACGGCATGGGCGCTGCGATCTTCGGTGATGACCAGAAACGCCCCGATGGCACGACCATCTACGGGTGGCGAGAGGGCGACCGCGTGACCTTTATCGACGGGGACACGCAGCTATCTGAGGTGATCTCAGGGTGGGAGGCCACATGGTCGGCTGATAAACCGTTCCCTGTGGTCAAACCGCTTTTGGGTAAGCGTACTGACCAGCGCACACCGGTGGATTCACTGGTGGATACGGTGCACAAGATCCAGAAGCTGACGCAAAAAACCTCTATCGCCCCGACTCGTGTGCCGTCACGGGTGGATGTTGAGCGGGTGGCAAATGTTGCGGTTGAGCCTGCTATCTCGGAGTTTCAGAGGCAGGCTAATGATGCTCGTGCTGAGGTGCGCTCCGCGGTGGCGGAGTCACGTGCGGCGAATTCGACGGCGCAGTCTGCTATTCGACGTGTCGATAAAGCAGACTTAACCTCGGAGGAAGGGAAACGCCAGGCGATTGAGGCGAACTCTACCGCGAATAAAGCTCAGCAGATTGCTATCGAATCGCTGCAAGAATCAAGTGCTGCTAATGCGAACTCATCTGAAGCGAACTCCAACTCGATCAAAGCGCTGGAAGCAACCGCTAAAACTGATCGTGAGTTGATCGCTAAGAACGCTGAGTGGAACCGCATTCAGGATCGTGGCCTGAAGGAGTTGGAAGCCCAGCAAGAGGCGATGAAGCGTTACGTTGATCTGTCGAAGCCAGCATCGGTGACCGCGGATTCATGGGATCCAGTATGGGCAGGCGATGTAAAAGTTAGCTATCCAACCAGAAATCAAGTCCAGCTCTATCTCAAAAATTCATCCTATGTGAGCGGGGCATCAGTGCTGGGCATTGCACGCGTCAACGCCATCAGTAGTTATTCATACTCGTTCGCTGTGGAGATGAAAGCCGGGCAAACGGTGAACCCGAAGGTTGGAGACTTTGAATCATTTAACCAGATGTCGGTCACGGTGCATCCGATTGTGGATTTTGCGGCCATCTTGGCTGAAGAACGCAGAAAGCGAGGGCTGGACTGACCGCATTGGTGGGGGTGCCATGATCGTCTTCTAGAGCAGATTTTTGCAGGCAGGAGACGATCTTGACAACCGTCATTGACTTCTCTGCTGGAGTGCCACCAGCAGAAGAAATAAAAGCCGCTGGGCATGCAGGCGCTATCGTCTACGCATCCCCAGGGCGTGAGCAGTGGATGAGAGGAAAACAACCCAATAAAGCGTGGGTTGATTCCATGCGCGCAACTGGTCTTGGGGTTGCATTCGTGTGGCAGTTCCGCAAAGGTGGCAGCATCGATTCCGGTGATGCAGGCCGTGGACACGCAGGCGGCGTAGACGATGCACGCAAAGCAGCCGAGTATCTGAAATCGGTTGGCTGTGATGATCACCCAGTCTTTTTCGCCTGTGACTGGGAGGTGACGCTGACTGAATGGAACTCCCGTGTTGTTGAATACTTCAAGGGGGCTATGAGTGTCCTTGGCCGCAAGCGCATGGGCATTTACGGGCATTCCCGTGTCGTCGCGTGGGCACAGGAGGACAATGTTATCGCTGAGGTTGAGGCGGGACGTGTCCTCGGCTGGGTGACTAAATCATGGTCAGGCGGTGAGGATGGCCGCGGCTATGCGGTGGCCTACCAGGGGACCCATAATGTGCCCGGCCCTGCGGGGATCGCTGTTGATGTCAACACCATTTACGCATCCCAGTGGGGGCAAGCCCCTGTCGAATACCGCGTGGACTTTAAGCTGGCGGAAGCACCGGTTAAGCATGCTGGCCTGCGTTTTGATCGCCGCATGCTGATGGGCAAAAACTACTCTACGGGTCGTGTCTACAACGGTGTGCAGCACCGGATCAAATTCGTGGCCCGTCACCACGTCGCAGGCCGTGCAGGCCTTGCTAAGGCGGTTGATGGAAAGATCGGATGTTGGGATATCTGGCAGACCCGCGAAGCGTCCGCGCATGCTGTCGCCTACGAAGGTAATGATAGCTGTGGTCTGATCGGCCAGGCGGTGCGGCCAGAAGACACCGCATGGGCCATGGGAGATGCAGTGGCGAACCGTGACGCTTACACCATCGAGCACCAGAACTGCGGTGGCCCCGATGAGGATTGGCCAATCAAAGATGTCGTCATCGTTGCAGGTGCTCGTCATGCCGCGGAAGTACTCGTGCAAGAAAAACTGGGCCCACCAGTTTTCGGCATAAATATCCGTGATCACCGCGAGTTCTATGCGACATCGTGCCCTTACCACCTCGCTAGTGGGGGCAAATATCACGCACGGTGGATGGCCGTATGCCGTGAGCACTACGAATTTTTAACCAAGGAAGAGGATCCCATGATCAAATCACTGATTAATCCGGCGAAGGCGTTCGTCCAGTCCACGCTCATTTCTATTGTCGATGCGACGTGCTGGCAAATTCTTGTTCTCGCTAAGGCAATTGCAAAAAAGCAGGGATTGGATCCTGACCAGATCATTGCTGACGCTATTACTTCAGATCGAGAGGGTAAATAATTATGGCTAAGACCGATATTCAAACCGCTGTTATTCGTGCGCTGGAGTCGCAGTCATGGTGGCTGCGCCGTAAGGATTCTTTGACTTCTAGTGCTGGTCTTGTATTGCATTTAGCTAATCTGATGGCTGTGCTCGGTGGCTCTAATCCATGGGTGAACGTCGTCGTTGCTGTGATTATCGGTGCAGCGCAGCTCATTATTCACGCTGGTACCCCGGGTGCTATCACACCTTCGATGGAGAAGCGGCTTTCTGATGCGGCCCCAACACCGCCAGTATTTGATCTTGATGCTATGCGCAATCGTCTAGCGAAACCAGCGGAGTGATTGCGATGCCTATTGAGCATCTACCGCCACGTGCTAGGCCAGCGGCTTTGCGGCTGCGTAGATTCCTGATGACTGATTCCACCGCGTTGTTGGTGCTGGCTGTGGTGCAAATAGCTGTGGGGGTTTATTATCTGCCCCGCGTACTTGGTGACCCGCTGCAGTGGCAGCGGCCCGCTGAGCAAGTCATGCCTATCACCGCATGGGCATGGGTGCACATTGCGGTCGGCGTGGTGTGTTTTGTAGCGGCGTTCATTGATCGGCTTAAGTTGGCGATCATTGCGCTGGCTACTTCTACAGGGCTGAATCTCTCATGGGCTTTTAGCCTGCTAGCGGCATCGATTGAGCATGATCAAGCGGTTTTGTGGCTAGTCGGTGTGCTCATCCTCGCTATGACGGTCTCGCTGATGTGGGCCGTGTGGCGAGGTAAGCGCGGAGATATTCCGCTGAGCGAGGATGAGAAGGGCAGGGGCGCATGAGTGATGTCATTTCTCTAATCACCGCGATTGGGCTTCTTGTCACCGCGCTGGGTTCTTATCTTGCTGGCCGTGCGAAGGTTCGCTCTGACACGGCGGCGGCTAAGGGCGATCGGATTGATTCACTTGAAAGCCGCATGGATGCGATGCGCAAAGATTTTGATTCCGAAGTCAAGCAGCGCCGCAAGGCGGAGCTTGATAAACACAACCTGCGCTTGGCGTTGGTCACCGCGATTGGTTATTTGGATCGGTTTATTAAGTGGGCGGATGGTGGTGCGAAGCCGCCGCGCCCGGAGGCTGATCTTGAAGAAATCCGCTCTTTACTGGACGCGGATCAGGATTTTTAAAAAAAGGTTCCCCCTGTTGGCCACCATGGCTGGCAGGGGGTCTTTTTTGTTTTAGGAGAGGCGGACTTCGCGCTGGTGGAGGTCGATGTTGCGGTAATCTTCGCCGAGGTTTTCTGCGATGGTTTCGCGCATCCGGCGCTGGAGGCCTGGGCGGGGGCCGCCGTCGAATGCTTCGACTTCTTTTCCTGCCATGGTGTAGCTGTATTCGACGAGGTCGCGGGAGTTTTCCGCTGCGATTGCGGTGTGTCCGTCGATGATGGCCCACCAGTTTCGGGTCCATCCGGTGGACCCCATGGCACGGTTGAAGGCGTTGAAGTCGAATGCGCATTGTGCGAGTTCGGGGGTGATGGTGATGTGTGCTGCTTTCATGGCTTTAGCCTTTCGGGTTTTAGCTTCCCACCGTGGTGAGTTGGTGGGAAGTAGGCGGCTGGGGGTGTCGTTAGATCTTGCGGATTATCGCAAGGGCGATCCCGCAGCGGTCGAATCCTTTTCGGTCGGCGAGGGTGTTGATGTCCATGATTTCAATGTCGTCTTCCTTTTTGCTTACATGCTTTAACTTAAGGTGCCAAACCTTGAAGTGCAAGTGATTCGTCACTATTGTGATGGTTATTACATTAACTTACAGACTGTAAGAACTCGGCTACTATCACGGATGTGGCCTCCTTCTCCGCGCTAGCGGAGGTAGTTCTTGTTACTTTTTCAGTCAAAGAACCAGGTCACGCCACAAAATCCCCGCATGTGCGGGGGCAGGGCAAGCCACACGCCGGGGCCTGCCCTTTTCCCATGCAAAAGGAACCCCATGTGCCTCTACCACACCACCATCCCCGCCCCCAAGGGGAATGCCACCTCATCGTGCAATCGCCTGATAATGGGCCTTTTCGGCAAAAAGCAAGGCAATCTCCGCTCGCAGCTCAAAATCCTCTACCGCCTCGAAGAAGACTCCCAGCGCTTTTTGATCCAATCACTCGCGCCACCCCGCCTGTCCATCCCGTGGGATGGGAGTGAAAGAAGTCGATATCACCGCACCGCCAGCGGGGACTGAAGTGGAATTCCGCTTCACCGTCAACCCCGTGCGCAGGTCTCACGAAACCAAGTAAACCACCGGAAAAATCACACAAGACAATGCTCAGACACGCCGCGATCTGGGGATGAATTCGACAGTGAAGCGATGGATTTCGCACGGGAAAAACTCTCCCAATTCTTTGCCCCAGAAAGCATCGAGATCGACTACCGCCGCCGCAGGCAGGTGCAAGGAACCATCCTGACCTGGCTCGATACCGTGGAAGGCCTCGCCGTGGTGTCAGACCCCGAAGCACTTCACCACGCTCTCATTGAAGGGGTGGGGCGCTCGAAATCTTTCGGCAGCGGGTTACTCACTATCGATGCAATCATCTAGGCTGCCTGGAATACCAGGCCCGGTCGGGGTCTTTCCCCAAAATATCGCCCACGGTGCTATTGCTCAGCTCCGCAGCCTCCGCAATCCTTGCCCTCGGAGTATTTGCCCGTGAAGCCTTCCAGATCAACCGATCCCGCTCCTGCAAAGCCTCCTCAGATTCGGCCCGCACAGCGGCGATAGCCGCCGCGTTCTCCTCAATCTTCTTCAGGATTTCATTCACCTTTTTCCTTCTTTCTTTTCGACCGAATCAGCCGCAGGGCTGCGGTGCTGAAACCGGCTGCGGCGGCGATGTCTTTCTTTTTCACCCCAGCTGCGACCGCTTCCTCGATCAGCTCGGCTCGCTCTTCCGTGAGCGCAGCCTCACGCTCCTTCAATGCTTTGAGCTTCTGCGCTGCTGTCTCGATGCCTTCCAAGGCCTGCATATCCATCGACTTGATTCTCCTTTTCTTTCCTACAAAACCTACAAACTTCCCACCTGCTTAATACGGCGGGAAGTTAAGTGGGAAGCTGTGAGAGTTAGAGCGTTTCAATGAGCTCCTGAAGCGCCTCAATGACTTCTTCCGGGGTTTCTGCGGTGATGAAGCGGTGGGTGATCTCTTCTTCATCTCCCCAATCATCTGGGCTGAAGAAGTTTGAGGCGTTCCGCTCGCCCTCGAAGCCGACCTTGAAGTGATGAGCGATGATGTACCCGTTTGACTCCGCGTCACTAAAGTCGCCCCTGAGGTCGTCCGCAATGTCGGCTTTCACATCGGGATGCACAAAATATTCACCGATTTTGATCATGTGCTCTTCGGTGAAAACCGGGACGTAGCCCTTGTAGGCGACGCGTGGCAAGTATTTCACATCGCGTCCGGTGTGTAGCTCATAAAGGGTGGTGGCTTCTGCGCGGAGGTCATCGTCATTGCGGAGGTCGTTGGCGATCTGCTGCAAAGCCCAGATTGGGAGGCCGATGACCTGGCTGTGATGCCCGAGGGTGGCGCGGTCTTGCTCGAAGCGGGGGAGGGCTGCCAGGGCCTCTGCCTCGGTGCGGAAGAAATTGCGGTCAAAGTTGCCGTAGCGGGCCGGGGTGTTGCCGTCCTCGTCGATGATGTGGTGACTCTCGCAGCGGTAGGTCATTTTCTTGCCTTTCTCGTGTTCCTTTTTGCTTACATGCTTTAACTTAAGGTGCCAAACCTTGAAGTGCAAGTGATTCGTCACTATTATGATGGTGATTACATTAACTTACGGATGGTGAAAACCTGACCGTACCTAATCACGTGACTTTGGGACATTCTCTCCGACCGCAACCCACTCCATGAAAACATCCTCCTATCACCAAAAATAGGAGGGATCCATGGGGAAAAAGGAACCCGAATTCGAAGGCAAATTTACCGGCGTATTCGTCGATGATGAAGACCTCGTCCGCACAGGCAGAGCATGGATGGAAGTCACATCAGGCAACGGTGTCGTTCACATCCCACTGTCCGAAGAGCACCACAAGCTGCGGGAACAAGTTCGCGCCGACTCGGAATCGGCAGCGAGCAATAGAAAAGCCGTCGATGAATCACTGAGAGTCATCAAGGCTGCCGAGTCCACCGTCCTGCCTGCCGCTGAATTGGCTAGAGAATCGCGCCAGCATGCAGAGGCTGCTGCTGGTCGTGCTGATGGATCTGAGAAGGCGGCTGCGTCATCGCAGCGGGAATCATCGGATATTCTTTCGCAGGTGCAGGAGTTTCAAAAGGTCGTGAAAGCGGCAGAGGATAACGCGGCTAAGTTTGCGGTGGGTGCGGAGGCTTCACGTTCTGCGGCGTTAGCGTCTGCGTCGGCTGCGTCCTCGTCTGCTGGTGAGGCTGCGGAGTCGTTGGCGGGTTTGCGTGCGAAGATTGAAGAGTGGAAGCCCCACGGTGAGCAATTGACCCAGTGGCAATCACAATTTGAGTGGTTGAAGGAAAACGCTGCGAGCGGGTTCACTAAGATCACGGAGCTTATGCAGGATGCGGCGGCTGGTGTGCGTGGTGAGCTATCTGGTTTGGTGGAGCAGGCGCGTACCGCGCAATCCACGGCTGGGCAGCATGCTCTTAAGGCACAGGCGGCGGCGAATAATGCGGAGTCGGTAACGAACCGCGTTGTGGATGCGGCGATTAATAAGCTCATTGGTGGGGCTTCTTCTGCTTATGACACGCTCAAGGAGCTTGAGGATAAGCTTACGAGTCAGGATTCTGTGGCTGCTGCGATTATGCGGCAGTTGGCGGAAAAAGCGTCACAAGCAGAGGTGTCGGCGCTCACCCAGAAAGTCACGAGTTTGGGGATTGATGGTGTGCGTGGGTTGTCTGCGGCTTTGGCAAGCAAGGCGAACACGATCCATACGCATGCCACTTCCGAGATCGTGGGGCTTGCTAGTGAGCTGAATGTGTTGAAAAACGGCCTGAGCCAGAAAGCCGATGCGCATGATATGTCCACAAAAGTTGATCGTGATGACGTTGTCGGGATTGTTGAAAAATCTCGGAAGGTTGAAGAAGCCTGGTATTATGCGCGCCGTGCGTTTGCAGGAATGCCTGATATGCGCATCGTTGATGCTGTTCCTGAATATCCTTCTCCTAACGTCTGGTATTTCGTTAAGGAGCCGTCATGATTTTTGTGGGTGGGAAGGCAATCAAAAGCATCGCTGTCGGCGCGGTCCAGATTCAGGAAGTTTCCCGGGGTGATGTGGTGGTCTGGAGAAGCTTCCATGAACCGGAGCCACACAATTTTAGCACCCCAGGGGAGTCCACGATCACCCCACCGAAGTGGGCCACAAAAGTGCAATATGTCCTCATTGGTGCAGGCGGTGGCGGGTGCGGTGGTGACGGTAGCGTGCAGCGCACTGGTGACGGTGGTGGGGCGGGTAAGGTGCGAACCGGGTTTCACCAGCTCAAAAACTGGAACACGATCAAGTTCACGGTCGGTGCCGGCGGGCGGGGCGGCACCGGTTCTCCACGAGGAGGTTCCCCTGGAGGGGCTTCCCTGCTGATCCTTCCAGGTGCTAGCCGGCTGGATAATAAGACAATCTTTGCTCCCGGTGGCGCCTCTGTCGAAGGGTATACCGGCGCGTTGGGTGGTGCTCGGCAAGCGATCAGCGTTGATGGTTTCGACCTCCCCCGGGGTAGCAACGCTCCACCAAATACGGCAGGTGCAACCCCAGGCGACGGCGGCGGCGGTGGCACCGGCGGAATTTTTGGTTCATACAGGGAGGGCCAGCCTGGGGCGGATGGCCGTGTGTGGCTGAGATTCCTCAGAAGTTAAACAACAGAACTAGCACCCTACGGGGTGCATTGAAATCTAACGCTTTCTCTCCAGCCGTGTATCCGGCTGGTTGGAGGAAGATTGTTAGGGTGTGATTTTGCCCCACCGGGATTGGCCGGTGGGGCTTTTTCTATGTCACTGCATAAACCATTCATATTTAATGAAAAGTATGCATTTTTTATTAAGGTGAAAAACGAGCTACAAAACGAGCTACAATTCTGTTTTAACACCAACTGTCAAGGGGGTAAATGTACGACTAGCTGCACAAATGGCATTAAAAATATGACGAGTATTCAGAACCCTTATTGTATCTAATGAAGGCTCGCAGGTGTCGATCTTCTACAACGTACAAATCGACGTGGAGGTGCAGGGGATCACCACTCGGCCTTTGTGCATAAAAGTACTTCCACCAGGTCGTTATTTTGCTATCAATAGGTTTGAGCAGGGGTGGGAGCTTCCGGAGGAATGTGGGCCTTCGCAAACACACGCGCTGTTATCGAGCACTAGGCATCAAGTAGTGAGGATCAGCTTTCAGGATTCCTTGGGAAAGCGCTGGGTGTGGAATCCTCAGGAAGGTTTGAATCCGAGTTAGGAGCACACCTGCGTCTGCGCTAAGCTAGCCGGCGACAGAACTATTGAAAAGCGAATTACGTTCAATAGCGTCGGTGCGCCGTTGACGGGTCGCGCCGGGAAATAACCGCCCAGGCCCGTGAGGAGTAGACCGTGGAACGCGACCCCGCTGATCCGATTGTTAGTGTACGGGGTCTCACCATAGCAACAGCGTCTGGTGCGGTGCTGGTGAGCGTGGATAAGCTGGATATTTTTCTTGGCGATAAAGTTGCGATCACTGGTCGCAGCGGCTCAGGAAAAACTATGTTGTTGCGTGCGCTGTGTGGGGCGACTACGCCGGGGATTGTGGTCACAGGTGAGATGACGCGTGCGCGACGCACGGCTCTGATCATGCAGGATTCTTTGGGCTCGCTTAACCCACTGGTGCGCTGCGATAAGCAGGTGCGGCTCATGGCAACGTCCAAGCAGGTGGCAGAGCAGGCTTTGGCTAGCTGCGGTATCACCGGCGAGCTGGGGCATCGCTACCCATTGGAGTTATCGGGTGGTCAGCGCCAGCGCGTGGCGATCGCGGGAGCCCTTGCGTCGCACCCCGAGGTTTTGCTTGCCGACGAGCCAACCTCAGCACTCGATCCCATAGCCACCCTCGCTGTGATCGATGCACTGGAGGCATTCCACGAGGCCACAGGCGGTGCAGTAGTGATCTCCACTCATTCGCCGGGAGTGGCTAAGCGACTAGGCACCCGGCAGCTGCACGTTGCCGATGGAAAGGTAACACAGCTATGA